CCGAGGCGCACGGGAGAGTGCTGCTCACTGCGGCGGACATCATCGAGCAGGCCGAGTGGATCATTGCCAACGCAGAGCCGGCGCCTGACATCTACGTTGACCCAGAACGCCGAGGTCAATGGCGCGAGGCCCGCGAAAAGTGGTTGACTGGGCAGGTGTGAACTGGCAGTGTGAAAGCTCAAACCTAACCACCTTGGGAAGGGTGGTGATGAGTAAAAAACGGGGAGCCCGGTCCATGAGTGTGGGCCGGGTTCTTTTTTTACTTGACGGACTCATAGTACGCATGGAGGACGGAGGCATGACGTACGACGAGGCACTGGAGGAGCTCCTAGACCTAGACCTTGCTCCACGCTCGGCAGAGATCGCCGCCGCGTGGGTAGTCTCGACACTGGCAGAGGCGCACGCAGAAGCCACCACTGACGCCGTAGTGCGGGTGCTGGGTGCACTCTTTGATGGCAAGCGGGAGCAGCTCAGAGCACGCGCGATTGGCATGGCGTTTGCGATTGGCAGACCAGACCTTGCAGGCTACCTGACGCTTGATCAGGCAGCAATGGGGGAGGGGTGCTCGCATACGATGGTCGCGAACTGGCGGAAGGCGGCATTGGAGGCACTGGGGGGACCCCGGTAAGGAATCTTTTTGGGGGGTGATGGGACTTGTCCGAAGTCGCCGCGCAGACAACTTTTATGAGTATCGGCAAAAATTTCCTAGTAACCCAGCAAAACCGGCAATAATTGCCTAGCATGGCTATCAAATCACCCAACCTTCCTGTAAAACTAGGGGAAAATCTTGCCGTATACTTCGGCGTTTCAAATGGAACAGTCGCCAGATGGGCCAAGGACGTGAAGCCTTTCACTGCTTTCAAGCTGGCAAAGCACCTCGATTTCATCAAGGTGAAGAACGGTACGACTCAGAAGCGTCTAGCATCGCCGATGCTGCTGACGGAGCTACAGGAAATTTTTGCCGAGTGCGGGCTTGAAGATAGGCAAAATTTGCCTAGTGAGCAGACTGACGAGCCGTTGACGCTGGACGCAGCGCGGTTGCGGAAGATTCAACTCGAAACCGAACGCATCCAGTTGGGGCTGGATCGCGACCGCGGTGACGTGGTGAGCCGCGCAGCACTCAGAGAGGCAGGCGTCCGCATCGGTGCCGCGCTGGCCGCCGCCGTGGCAGCACTGGACAACGACCTTCCTGGGTTGCTGGCGGGGAAATCCGAGGTGGAGATTCGCGCAGCAGTGACGCCTAGGCTGGCGAGGATGCAGGAGACGTTCAACGAGGCACTCACGGAGGTGGTGGATGAACCCGCTAGCTGAAGGCATCATCGCTGGCAACAAACCGCCCTACACGGGCGATCCTCTGGCGTGGATTCGCGAGCACGTCAGGCTACCACACTCGGCGCGTTCGGCTGAGTTCGATCCGGCGATGGCACCGCATCTCAATGCTCCCATGCGGGCGATTCTTGGCGGGCAGCACCGGTCAGTGCTGATGCGACTGCCGACCGGCGCGGGCAAGACCACGATGCTGGAGCTCATCATTCCTTACGTGATCGCGGTGGCACCTGGGCCGATGCTACTCGTGGAGCAGACGGATGACACATCGAAGGACTGGGCAGAGAGCAGGCTGATGCCGGTGCTGGAGGGCTGCGAGCCGGTGGCACGGCTGTTTCCACAGGATCGGCATCAGAAGCGGAAGTCCGCGATCCTGTTTCCTCACTGTGCCCTGTTTCTTACGGGGGCGAATATGTCCGGTTTGCAGGGCAAGAGTATGCGGTACGTCTGGTGTGATGAGATTTGGCAGTATCGCCCGGGCATCCTTGGGGAGGCACAAAAGCGGATGCATGACCGCTACAACCGCGTGTTTATCGGCGTCAGTCAGGGATGGGACACCAGTCACGAGGCCGAGGAACTCTGGAAGCAGGGCGAAACGATGACATGGGGGCACTCCTGCGTGGCCTGCAACGCGTGGCTGAAGTGGCATTGGAACGAAATTAAGTACATCGAAAAACCAGACACAGAGGAATGGAATTGGGCCGAACTGCGCGAGTCCGTCCGTCATGAGTGTCCTGAGTGTGGGCACGTCACGCCGAACACGACGGCACACCGGCGTGCGATGGCAGAGCACTCGGACTACCGCTCGGAGGGTGGGAACTTCGTCAGCGGACACGTAAACTTCACACTGCCGGCGTGGGCCATTTGGTGGATCGACTGGGCCGATTTGGTTGTCGAGTGGGTGAAGGCGCAGCAGTTGAAAAAACGCGGGCACATTGAACCTCTGAAGCAGTTCTTACAGAAGCGTGGGGCACAAACATGGAGTGCTGACCATGAAACGCCGGTGGTGAATTTGCTGGCAGCAGATTACAGACTGGCGGATTTCGCCAATGGCGAGAAAATTAATGGTGAGATCACTCGATTCCTTACGGTGGACGTGCAAAAAGGATATTTTTGGGCATGTCTACGGGCATGGAGATCGGATGGATCTTCGAAGCTGATATGGTTTGGGAAATTGATGAACTGGGAATCTGTTCGGGACTACCAGCAACGCATGGGTGTGCGGGACAATCTGGTGTTTGTGGACTCGGGCTATCTCACGACAGATGTGTATGAAGCCTGTGCTAGGCACTCAAAATACACAGAAAAAGGCGAATACGTATGGGGGTCTGGCTGGACTGCTCTCAAAGGCTCGAAGGAAGAACGATGGAGTCACGTTCCGCCGCGTGGTCCAAAATTGGAAAAGTTCTACTCGCCTTGGAAAAAGATAGCTGCGCCTTCAAGGAAATTTTGCATGCTCATTAATTGGTCCAACCTTATCGCAAAAGACAAATTGACTAGACTGCGTGGTGCAGGTCCTGACGTATGGGCATTCCCGAAAGACATTGGGAAAGAATACATGCTTCAGATTACGTCAGAGATCTGTCGGGACGTAGTTGACAACACGACCAAAGCAATCACCCGTCGGTACATTCCAATCAGAGAGGACAACCATGCGTGGGACTGTGAGGCGATGCAGATTGTTGCAGCATCGCTCGCTGGTGTGTTGCATGGCGAGAGTTGACAGAGTGGCGTGGTGTGGTAGGGTGTTCAGTAACGACACGGATACTAAAGCCCCTTGGGAGTGCGTTTCCTGTATTTTTAAGGGCCGAACCGCCGCCATTTTAACCAGTGGCGGCGGTTTTCTTTTACATCAAACACTATGGTAATGGAGATCACGCCGCGCCTATTGCTCAATGCATTCCTTTCAAGGGACGTGGCGGAACTGCGCTCGATTCGCGACAATGCGTTCACTCTCAGCGCCAACGCAAACGGGCAGGGGACCCTTATCGCATCCACCGTAAACGGTTCGTCCTTCACGTTTTCCGCGCCAGGACTCGCAACGCTCACGCCGATTCAGGTGATGTCATTGGCGCAACAGGCACTTGATTTAAAGGCTAACTGTTTGACGCGTCCGGTGACACGCACAAGGGCTTGGTTTCTATGAGTTTACTGGAACGCATCAAATCCGTTTTTCTTCCGAAGCCTAAAGCAAATTATGCCGCAGGATGGGACTCCTACCGTCGTTCACGATTGATCGAAGGTGGAGTCTGGGGGCAACCATTCTGGCAATCTCATACGCAGAGTTTTGGGAAGGAAGTTTCTGTCGGCGAATGGCGTATCATCGTTTCAGCCGCTCGAAAACTCTACTGGAATGTTGGCGTGGTGAACGCTGCAATCGACCAGAAGGCGATGCTCACGACCGGAAACGGTGCATTTCGTCCCATCTTCATGGGCGCGGATCGCGAATGGGGCAAGCGGGCCGAAGCTAAGTTGCTCGACTGGTTCCAGATCGCGTACATGGACGGCTCATCCTGGTGGGATGCTCTGACGTTGGAGAATATCGCCATCGACCGCGATGGGGACTGTCTAACAGTCCTCAGCCAGAACTCAGCAGGCTATCCGCTGCTTCAACTTGTACCGTGGCACCAAATTGGCACTCGTACCGCATCAGAGGAGCGCGTGCAATCTGGCAGGTTTGCAGGGGCGAGAATGGAAAACGGCGTGATTCTCAACCGCGCAGGCCGTGCTATTGGATTTCGTCTGATGGGTGAGACTGCCGAAGATGACCGCGACATTCCAGCAGGCTCTGCAATGCTTTCCAAGGATCCGCGCGAGATTGGACAGGTGCGCGGGATTTCAGCGTTTGCGCCGGCAATCCTGGACCTACGTGACCTTGCAACCCTTGGCGACAATATCAAAGCAGCATCGAAACTCGCGTCCTCGCTGGGTCTCATCGTCGAGAATCAGATGGGGATGCAAGACCCGATGGAGTCGGCCTTTACGAATGACGCCATGCCTCAGGCAATGGGTGGGGTTCGCCTTGAAACTGTTCAGGGCGGAATGGTGCAATATTTCACGGCCGGTGCTGGTGAGAAAATCTCCCAGATTGATGCAACGCATCCCACTGAAGCGCAAGATCGCTTGCAGGAACGACTCATCAAAAATGCACTCCTAGGCGCAGGCTGGCCCGCTGAGTTTTGCTGGAGTCTGGAGAAGATGGGCGGTGCCAATGCTCGGATCATTTTGGAGCAGGTAAACCGCATCACCGCCGACCGGCACCAGTATCTGTCTCAGCAGTGTAAACGCCGCGTGGCTTATGCCATCGCCAGATTCATCGAGCTCGGCGAACTCCCTGCATACACTGGCGCCGATGCGAACCAGGGTGGCGCCTATAATTTCCGATTCACACAGGCACCGCAACTCACGGCGGACAGCTCCTACGCAAACAGCGACGCCATCAACGCGTATCGGGCTGGGATGCGATCCATGACGGACATCCTTTCGAGTGGCTCGAAAACGCTCGATCAGCACCTCGACGAGGTACAGGCTGAGGAACTTAACATTCGAGCGCGCATGGCCGCTACAGGGCTCGGGCGCGAGGCGTTTGGACTGCTTACACCCAACGGCAATGTGCCACCTTCTCAGCCATGAAACACCGTCGCAACGCTCACCTGATCGAGGCCATTTTTCACAAGCCGTGGTTCATCACGTCGTCAGGGTACGCAGCAGTGCGTAGACTCGCCGAGGCCAAGCTGCGCGGTGAGAATGGCGACTGGACTGGTATGATGGAGTCTGGCCGTGAACCGATGGAGATCGATGGCAACGGCATTGCTCACATTGAAATTTGCGGGACGCTTTCAAAGAACGTGTCACCGATTGAAGCCTGCTGCGGTGCGTATGACTACGAGTGGCTTGAAGAGGACCTTGAAAACGCGATGGAAGCCGGCGTGCGTGGCATCTGGCTCGAAATTGATTCACCCGGTGGAGCGTGCGAGGGATGCGCGGAAGGTGCCGACCTCATCGCCGAGGCCGCTCGCAAGATTCCCGTGGTGGTTTACTCGGACGGTACCTGCGCGTCTGCTGCGTATAATCTCGCAGTGAGCGGGACGAAACTGTTTGGATCGCAGTCGTCAACATGGGGAAGCATCGGCACGATCATTCCGTGGACTGATGAGTCTGCGATGTGGACGGAGGAAGGACTAGAATGGGATCCAATCACGAATACCGGTGGAGTTCTTAAGGGCGCTGGCATGGGGCCATCCCTGACCGCAGCGCAGCGCGCCAGCCTCCAGCAATACGTGGACGATGCGTTCATGCAATTCAAAGGGAACGTCCTCAAGAATCGTGCGGTGCCCGCCGAGGCCATGACCGGTGGCGCTTATCTGGCTCCCAGGGCTCTGGAGTACAAATTGATCGACGGCATTCTGACCGAGTCTGCCGCCTACGAAAAACTTGTTGCGCTAGTCAAGTAGCAAAGATACTATTCCGCTAGTTCGTGTATGTTGTTGTCAGCCGCCGGGGGTTTAATCGCCCTCGGCGGTTTTTCTTTACACGCGGGGCTAGTGTATATGGAGCAACCCCACACATTGGCCGACGCTCTCGAGGCTCTGACCAGCGCCCGCGCTGATGTCGCTGCTCTTGAAGCTCTCAGCGCCGAACACTCTGAACTTGTCACGGCATTCGCCGGACTCACCGAAACGCACAACGCTTTGCAGGCTTCTTTGGCCACATCGTTGGAACAGAATACAACGCTAGCCGCTGCGTTGGAAACTTTGAAAGCTGAGCAGAAAACCGTTGCCAATCAGGCGAACGCAGTCATTAGCGGCCTTGGAATTGACCCCGTGACAGTGGTTCCTGAGGCAACCAATGCTTCCAAGTCGTCCACTGAACTGTGGGCCGAATACAACACTTTGCCGCTCGAGCAGCGCAACCAATTCTTCCTTACCAACAAGGAAGCAATGAGCAAGTAAACCCGTAATTGATACACACTTATGTCCAACACAATCGCGGGGGTGAACCTCGCTCAAATCGCACAGATGTCCCTTCCGGCCCTCGTGGCCAAGTTTGCTCCCTTGGGTGCAATCGCTGCTGACTTCTCCTCCGACATCGCCGACAAAGGCGCGTCGGTAACGACCCGTTACCCTGTATCCGTCACGGCGCAGGATCTCTCCACTGGCTACAGCCGCACTGGAGTTGAGACGGTTGCCAAGACCATTACGCTCTCCGCGTTCCAGGGCTTCGCATATGGCTTCACTGATTTGGAGCGGTCCAAGTCGTCTATCGACCTCAACCAGCTTTTTATTGAACCCGCGCTCACTGCGACTGGTAAGAAAATGTTCGGCGACCTGTGGAACCTCGTCACGTCCTCGAACTTCAACTCCGTTGGAATCAACGCTGGAAACTTCGACCGTGGCGATCTCGCTGACCTCTCCGCTTCGCTGACGTCCGCTGGCGTGCCTTTTGAAGGTCGTGCAGTGCTGCTGAATCCCACGTACTACGCTGCTCTGCTTAAGACCCTGAACAGCGCAGAATTCCCCGGCATCATCGCTGAGAAGACCGAAGGCATTGTTCCCCGCGTGGCTGGGTTCGACATCTATCAGTCTTCCGAGTGCGACGCTAACGGACAGGGCCTCGGTGGTTTCGCGTTCCACAAGTCCGCGCTGCTGATGGCTGCCCGCCGTGTGAACTCCGAAGGCGCTGCCATGATGGGAGCCGAAGTGGCTGACGTGCTCGTCCCTAACCTTAACCTGCCCGTGCAGTTCCGTCGTTTTTACGACTTGAACGCCGGTGAACTGGTGTACTCCATGGGCGTGCTCTACGGAGTGCAGGCTGGGCGCTCCGAGTTCGGCATCCGCATCGTCGCTGAATAGTTCAACAGGCGCGGGTGGGTGTCACAGCTCGCCCGCGCCTTCTTTTTTGAAATATGAGCAAGAAACTGACCCTCATCACCGTCGGGGAAAACATCGCTGCATCGTTCACGGATTACGATTCAGCCGTGAAGGAATTCAAAGCAATGCAACCGGGTGATGAACCCATCGCATTGCTGACGACCTTGAAAGAGCGCGAAAAGAAGCCAATCCGAAAGACCACGCAGGCAACCGTTAAGGATGTGCCTGAGATGCAGGAATCCCGCCGCAAGAAATGATCGACTGGTTCGCTATCGCTGAATCTGCACTCAACCAGTCCCTAGGGATCATGGGTGAGGAATTCCAGACCAGCGATGGCAGGACGTGGAAGGGCGTGATTAATGAGTCTGATACCTCCGAGGTGTTGGCGATGGGTGGCTTTGAATCGCACGCGTCAATCGTCCTTTACGTGTCCAAGACGGGCTTTCCTGACCCGGTGAAAGGTGACTACGTAACGATCAAAGGCGTCCGTCGCCGGATCGTGAAGACGGCGGATCACCCAGTGTCGTGGTCGCTTTACTTGGAGGATATCAACCGATGATCGACCTCGTGATGTGCGAGGCTATTCAGGCGACACTTCAGGCCGAGCTCGGCACCGGCGTGTACGTGGGGCTGCCACACGACAATGAGCGGATCACGTTCCCCTGCGTATTGCTCGACCTGCGCGGATCGTCGCTGCTGAAGTCGCCACTTTGGACGGGTCAACTCACCGCCGCAGTGGGGCACCAGGCCGATGATTCGACGGTGGAGGAGCACGCGGAACTTGTCGCGCAGGTGAGCACAATCCTGAACGACCTGACCATCACCAGTGACGCCGTGCAGCTTTACGGGATCGTCAGCAAGTCCTCGGATAACGTGAATCAGGAACGCCACTGGAATACCAATCTCGTCTACACAATGGGCTACGGCCCGAAACCATAAACGCTTATGCCAGCCACATTTGGAGTTACATCAGATTTCGGATCAACCGCACCGGCAGGATATATGCAGTCTGCGGAAGAGACTGTGACCTGCGAAATTGCCACGATTAAAAATGAAATTGGCCGCGTGGTGGAAGCCCAGCAAAAGCCTCGGAGTCTGACTACTGTGACCATCAAGGGCAAAGGCACTGCAGGACTTACAGCCGTGACCAGTGGGTCGGACTTTAGTGGAATGACAATTGTTTCCTCCAAATACAGCGAGTCGAACGACGACTTTGGAACCTCTGAAACCGTTGGAAATCTCTATCAATAAACCATGAGCACTTTCGGAATTACAAAGGTACAGGGCCAGCTAATTGAGTCCGTGGACGTGGAGCACAAGGGCGACACAAAACAGCTCATCAACTATCAGGGCGGGCACGAAGCCGCTCGGAATGTGGATGACTCGTTCACATTTTCGGTGAAGGGCAAAGGTGACCTTTCAGTAAACGTGGGTGCCATCTCAAGCGGCATTCCAACAGGCGTTTCCGGCGCAGCGTTCGTGACAAAAACGACGATCAGTCAGACCAACGAGGACTGGCAGTCATTCACTTACGATGGGGTTGCTTATCCGCACGTGACCTAATCTCAGACCTTTTGAAATATGTTAAAACCTGGGCAAAGAATTGACTACGTGCGGGACGATCAGTCCCCAATGAAATCTCCTAACACGGACCTCATCAGCCACTGGCTTTCATGCGGTGGCGAACTCCTAAAAGAAGACCCGTATTCACAGACTGTTGAGCAGACTGACAACGGGCCTAAGACCGTCACGACGTGGCTTGTCAACGGGGACAAGTCCGTCACGTTCGGTGAAGAGTCCGTCAACTTCGAGGAGTTTCGCCGCCGGTGGATGTCGAAGGACTGGTGCATGGCCAACGCCGATCATCACATAGCATATTTACGATCGGCGCGGGACAACGCAGTGGCGTTGAAAGCATGGATCAAGACCCAGAAACCCAGCGTTCTGATACGTCGCGGAAACCGCGTGGCAGTCATCCACCCAGATCTCCCAGAAGCCCGTAAAAATCAAATCCTCGCTGAATTATGATCCGAAAATCTGTTGCTCATCTCAACCTTTACGACTGGACGTTTGTCACGTGGGAGGCCATGTCCGAACTCGGTATTCTGGAGCAGAGTCCAGCACGTCAAGCTGTTGCTGCTGCATGGATGCAGTCGCTGGAACCGGAAGAACTTGAAATTCTGGTGGAGAAGAAGGTTGCCAGCAAAGAGATTGATGCCTTCCGTCGCACGTTCCCGTTGACATCGCTGAACGAGACAATCGCGTGGTTCAACGGGCAGTCGAAGCAGATCATGGACTCGCAGGTGGACGTGGTGCCGCGACCGAACTCTGGGGACTCTGGTGCGCCGGGAAACTCCTAGCGCCAGCGTTCGGGGATCACTTGATCTTCACGCTGGCAAAATCAACAGGCTGGTCCGATGAATACCTCCGTCACCGCATTTCGTTCGCTCGCCTTCTCAAACTTTACCACTGCGCTTTGTATGCAGAGGGAGCGTGGACAGTTCCACGTGGAATCCCAAAGAACCAACAGTTTGAACAACTCCAGGCATTTGCATCGACGTTGACACAGGAGGACGAAGACGATGAGTGAAGTATATATTGATTTCATGCGGGCAAACTCCAATTTCACTCGGGCGTTTGACAAGCTCATGGAGTCGTCAAAATCCTCCGTAGAGGAAATGTGGCAGCAACAACTGCGCGGAATCGTGCGTAATTTCTTTGCAGTCACCCCGCCGATGGGGGGGAAGAAAGCCTCGGTGAAGCTACCTGCACCTGGCAAACAATCGCGCGGGATCGTAATTGCCTTTGGCGAAGGAAAACAAGCTGGCTCAAAAGCCATTGAAAGGGATCTTGCGCGTGCATTTAACGTGACTGCAGGCACAAAAGCTCAGGCTGATCTACTCGCATGGTATCTCTCAAAGCGGAACAAGAAAAAACACTTTCAGGGATTCAAACGCAATGCCAGCGCACCCGACGTTCAACGAGTTCGTCGATGGTTGTTGGACAATCAAGGGCTGACAGCGGCGGGATGGATGGAGGCCGTGCAAAAACTAGGCGTCACTGGCATTCCTGCGTGGATTAGACGGCATGCAGGAAAAATAGCGTCAAAATGCAGTGTCAATGTGACAAGGGACGGGCAGTACGCATTTCAGGCCACGAATGCGACAAACCATTCAGATTCTGGTAATATCGAACGCGAATTGATCACCGCAATCAGCATGCAGACAAACAGCATCGAACGGTGGCTTAAAGCTGATGCAGAACGACTCTTAAAGGAGGCACTCCGATGATTACCGCAGCACTCGGGCTCGACGTTTCAAATTTCAAAAAGGGCGTACAGGATGCCAAGAGCACACTGAATAATTTTGCAGCGCAGGCTACCGCATTTGGTGGACCGCTTGGAAATCTATTTGGAAACATCAGCCAGGGCTTTTCGCTTATCAGCAAAGCCGCCACATCGAGCACCGGTGCTGCGTTGATGGGGATCGGTGCTGCTGCTGCTGCTACTGGCGTGGCGTGGAATGGGATGATGAATTCCATCCAGAACATCAAGGAACTCAAAATTGCAGCTGAGCAGTCTGGTATTACGACTCGCGAGTTTTTAGTTCTGAAATCTGTGCTTGGTAGCGTTGGAATTGAGGCAGAAACAATTCCAAACATTATGTCGGCGCTGGCGGCAAAGATCAGCGATGCAGGCAACGCTAGCTCTCCCGCTGCTGCTGCGCTGGCACGTCTTGGACTTAATGCGCGCGACCTTGGGTCGATGAGTGGCGTGCAGCAACTCCGCGTAATTTCTCAGGCGTTGCGTGGGGTCCAAAACGATACTGAGCGTCTGGCGTTGGCGCGTGAGATTCTAGGCAAAAAAGGCGCAATGATGCTGCCAGGGTTGACGGACTCGAAGTTTGGCAAAGCGGAACTACGAACTGGTGACATGGCTGCCTTGATTGAACAGTATGGGAGCGTTTTTCTTGCGTTTGATTCGACAGTCAAAAGCTTAAAAGTATCACTTGATCCTTTCTTTGCAGGCATGGCGACGCAGATTATTCCTGCGTTAAATGCGGTGGTCACTGGATTGTCAAATGCATCAGGGTTGATGATTGATGCAGGAAAAGTAGTTGGAGAAACGGTTCGAAATATTGCTCTTGGCCCAATATTGAGCCCAATTTTTCAATTATTGGGGCTTAAAGAACTTCAAAAATTTCCAACACTTCCTGAAACTCAAGTAACAGCAGAAATGTCAGCGTTTCAGGAATCAAAAGCCAAGCCAGCCGTTTCATCCCTTGCCGCGGTGGGTGGCGCATACGGCGGGCCCGGCACAGTCGTGGTTGATGCTCAGCGCGAAAACAATCGCCTGACGATGGTGACCAACAGTCTCTTACAGCAAATCCTCAACAACGCCACTGGCAAGGAGCGATCCTTGAATGACAGTGGCATGGTCCTCGGCTAATTATGGCAACTCAGACTCAAATCGAAGTCGCCCGCGACCTTAACGGGCTTCAAACACGGACTACCACCAAACAGGCGTTTGCTTGGGAAGATCCATCAGATGATGCACGCAGCTATAAGGTGACGCAAGGCGATGGCGTTGTGACGATCGTGGAGGAGTTTTACGACACGAATGGAAATCCAATTTACAACGGGGATATTTCGCTGACGACCGAACCGTTGGAAAGTCACGCAGGCGCGTCAGGACTTTCGACCAAACAGCGGGATGATTGGGCTCGGTGGAAAGCCAATCCAAACGACCCATCGCTGAATGGCTGGAATCCTGCAAATGATGGTAGTGGTGGGATTCAGTTTTTGTACCTAAATTTCATCAAGGGCATCACCACGTATTTTGCTCCCCGTGCAGTCATTAAGCATGTGACAATTGAAGATGATGCTCCCGACCTTGTTGCGATTGGTCTAATCTCAGCAACTGGTTACCCCGGTGATTCTGGTGACAGAAATTTCATCATGGCGGGAATTTCATTTCAGCAAGAGGGTACAAAATGGCGTGTAACTACTGAATACCTTGGCAGTCAAGTTGGATCAGTCTGGGACCCGCAAATTTACACCTAATGGACCTACCTTTTTTCAAGCGCGGGATGGAGCTCCTAGCGTCTCAACTCAACCGACTCTCCGACAACGTCCGCTCCAGCACAATTACCTCCGTGATCGGAGGTCGGTTTTCTCGCACTCCAGGCGGAACAACATTGATCATCGACGCAGGCAATCGGACGGCATCGGCAGGTGACGCAGGTACTTGCTACTATTCGGTGTCCGATGCGACTATAGTTGAGGGGACTCCTATTATCGAAGTTTCCCGCGAACTCTTGCCAATCCAAGCTGGTGAGAGTGGTGATCCGTACCGCTACCCGTATGGGATGACGGAAGTCGATGCGTTCAAAATCACGATTGATTCTACCTTTGAAAATTGGGCAGGGTTGTACCTCAAACTGGAATTTAACGAGGACGGACTTTTTCGCCAATACCCTCAGGCAGCGCGCTTTAGGCTGAGTGATCGGCCTCTAATTAGCGGCGATCAAAACCAGTTTATTCTTTGCTCGGAAATCTCACTGTCGGTTAACGAGCAAGGCAAAAAGTACATCAGCAACATCAACAATTTGTGCCCGTTGATTGCTGGCATGCCATTGGGGTCGTGCCATTTTGGGATTGAGGATTCAGGCGATGAATATCCTGATCCGAATACCGTGATGGTGGAGGTGCGCGTTGGAAAACTCAATGGGATTACGCCGATGGGGATGACCTTTGGCAAACTTGGCACTGATCGGTTTTTGATCGACCTGCCAGCTACTGAAGGCGAGTGGTTTGCGATTTATCTGGTGGCTGCACTAGACAATACGGGAAACATCAGTTCAGCCGCAAATGCGCTTCAATTTGTCGCATATAACGACTACCAAAAAAACACGACAAACTACTCATTTATCCTGGCTGCCGAAGTCACCTGCTCTTACGACGGCAACGGAAACCGCTACGCATCAGCGGTTAGGTCTTACTGTGTGCCACAGTTTTGGAACACGATAGGCCAGGCGCAGTGTCCCTTTTTGGTGTATGACAGCTCGAAAATGGTTGGCCAAGCTAAGGTTAATCAAGTCTCTGTCAGCCGAGGACTAGTCGATGGCATGTGGCCAAATGGCATGGGGCCAGATCCTACACTTGATCCTGTGACGCTGTCAGTGACGCAAAACTGTTATGTGACGCTCAAAATGAAGTATTCAACGGAAACGTATGAGCTTCTTGCTCCTTCTGGAACGCCTCCAGATAACGAAAACCTAGTTTTTGAGGCGCATACTACAATTCCCGAACCCACTGTGGACACAGCGCATCAACTGATTGCAGTTGTTGGATTTGATGCTGAAAAGCAAAAAATCACAGACATTTACAATCAATGCATTCAGCCAACTGCAAACCCATGTATGTTGCTGATGCCTTCGTGAAATGGTAAAGATCTGCGAGTTACGGGTTCCGTCCAGCGTAAGGATGACTTATTCTGATGGCACGGAGTATGGAAATTATAGCAAAACTTTTTCCAATTTTTACGACTTTAGTTTGCTAGAAAAAAAATGCTCACTGTACAGATTTTCAAGAACCACTCAACTGATTGCAAATCAAGACTCATGGTGCCTGTATGAGGGTGGCGCAAACGGCCGCATCTTTGGATATTTGCCAACAGATGACAGGGATCCTGACACGGGTGAAGGGAAAATGTTTTTTTGTACTGGCAATGGAATAGACCCAGCAATCCAATATGCAAATGCAATCCCATGCCTGATTGGGGATCCAGAGCAATTGACGCTTGTGGAAAATACAAATCAAGGACAATCATTTTTTCCAATTGGATGCGCTTCTTTAAGTCCGATAAATTCTTGCGTGTTTGGACCTCGTGCAAATCGTGGGGCATTTCCTTCAGGACAAACTAAATCAGGAAAAAATGGCCAAGGTTTTGGGATCTTGGTAGAAACAAATACAGAAGCGACAGTGGTTTCGTATGGCAGTTTCATGCCTTACAACGGACAGACGTTTCCTGTCAATTTTTCGTTTGGCGGCACTGGAACAGGCACATACACAATCGAGATCGAGGCATGAACAAACAACCCCGATGGCTTGTTGATCAACGTATTGTCGCTTGTCGCTCCTGTGTTGACAAGGCGACCTGCACAGCTCAGTATCTCATGCTTACGGACGACCCGCCATGCCCGCGCGGGATTCTCAAGCCCAAGGCCGACGCCATTGCCGAGCGTGCGTGGCCCTCTGGCGCTCCTGAACCCTCTGACTGCTGTGGTTCGGCTTTACAGTATCGCCAATAGTAATGAGCGCGCCCGCCACCACCTCTGACACGATCGTTCGCGGGGCGGACTACGCCGTGGCGTTTCAGATTCGCGAATTTGGGCCGTACTCACCCGTCTCTGACCTGACAGACTGGCAGTGGACTGGGGTGCTGCGAAACGCCGCTGGCGCGTCCATCGCAGACCTCACCGTGACCAGTCCTACCGCTGAGATCGTCTCATTCGGACTGACGTACACCCAGACAGCATCACTCACCGCACAGATGGGTGCGACGCTCATTATCAACGCTGTCCGTCCCGATGGCTGGCACATGCAGTTAATCCGCTCAAGAATCTCCGTTATATGAGTTGTGACCCACTAATCATCGAGCTCTACACGGGCGTGCCAGGCGCACCAGGAGCACAGGGCGCACAGGGACCGCAAGGGCCGGCAGGGCCAGCGGGTACAGTCACGGACATCACCGGAGACATCACGGTGGACGAGGAAAACGTCGGGACTGTAGTGGGCATCCAGTCCGTTCCCGTCGCAACCGATACGCCGACTGCCAATCAGATTTTCGCCTTCGACGGCACCAACTATAAACCCACAACCTTCACCGCAGGAACCTATTAAGCCATGGCCTTTCCAATCGTCCCAAAATACAACGCAGTTGCAACATCGCAGGCCGCACCGCTCGCCGGTGACCTCCAGTTGGCAGAGTTGGCAGTAAACACGCAGACGAATAAAGCCTACCTCAAAGGCAATGGCGGCGTGTTCGAGCTCGGTTCTGACAAGGTGTCCACGTCGCAGCTCACGACGGCGGCAACCGCAAACGGCGTCCCTCAGCTCACTGGCGCAGGGTTGATTTCGACCTCACAGATTCAGGCTCTGACCACCTCGCAGATTGCTGACCTCACGCAGACTGCGGTGGCGTATAAAATTCCGCAGCTTGGTTCTGACGGCAAGATTCCCGCCGCGCTGCTGCCTCCTGCATCCGTCGGCGCGCTGACCTACAAAGGCGCGTGGACCGTCAATACCTCGCCTGTCATCGCGAGTGGTGGCGTTGTGGGCGGTGGCACTGCTGACAAGGGCGACTATTACGTCGCTGCCAACACGGCAACCTTGGGCACTGCCATCGACGGCAAGACACAGATTCTCGCCGGTGACCTAATCGCGTTTAACGGTTCGACTTGGGACTTGATTCACGGGGCAACCTCCGAGGTGATTTCGGTCAACAGTCAGACTCCGGTAAATGGCAACGTGACGCTCACCGCCGCTAACGTGGGCGCAGTGTCCACCTCGCAGCTTACAACGTTGGCCGTGGCTAATGGGGTGCCGCAGCTCAACGGTGCTGGGCAGATCACGACCGCGCAGCTCCAGATCACCACGACCGCACAGCTCGGCGTCATGAAAGTCGGCGACAACCTCAGCGTAGACGCCGCAGGCCGCGTCAGTGCGATTCAGGGCACCTACACGCTGCCAGTGGCCACGGATACCGTGTTGGGCGGGATCAAGTCCTCCGCGTCGATTAACATCGCGACGACTGGCATCGCAACCGTGGCATCCGCTGGCACCTATTAGTTATGGCATTCCCAATCATCCCCAAATACCGCACTGGATCGACTGGCTATCCGACCTCGCTCAATTTGGGGGAGATTGCGGTCAATACCTTCGACGGCAAACTGTACCTTGGGGCTGATTCGGGCGTGGTGCAGTTAGCGGGCACGACGACCGCGGCGGGCGCTGACATCACCGAGTGGACTGCTAACGGCACTGCGACGGCCTTTGCACCCATCAATGGGTACAATGGCACTGATGCGAAGGGCTATCTCGCCACCGTGCAGGGTATTGATCAGCCCTTCACCGTGACCGCTGACAATTCGGGGACAATCGTGTTTTCCTCCGCGCCTCCTGCGGGATCACTGGTGCGCGTGCGTGCCATCCAGTTGGCAAGCGGTGGAGGTGGAGGTGGTGGAACCACTGCCGATGTGCAGGTTTTTACCGCTGACGGCACGTGGACGAAACCAGCGGGTGCCAAATCCGTCAACGTCGTTTGCATCGGCGGCGGTCAAAGTGGACAAGCTGGACAAATTGGTGACAATGGTCTGGGGCCAAAATTAGGCGGCAATGGCGGTGTCGCTGGAGCATATTCAGAGAGGACAATTAACGCGGATGATATTGGGTCAACTGTTGCAGTGACCGTTGGTGCTGGTGGAGCACAGACAAATAATTGGCCGGATCAAAACAACGGCGGTGACTCAATTTTTGAAAACTTCCTTGTCTCGTCTGGTGGTGGGCAACCACAACGCGGACAATTCTTTTCCACTGCTGGAGTGGGTGGGAACAACTCAGACGGGGGAGCAGCAACATCAACATTTGCTCCTGGGAGTGGTGGCGGGGGTGGTGCATTTGATTACGATGCAGGGTTTGCGATGGCAGGTGGTGCAGGTGCATCGTCTGTTTTTGGAAATGGCGGCGCAGGGAGCGAAGGTTTTTTCTATACCGCACGGGGAAGTGATGCAACTGGCTATGGAGCAGGCGGTGGTGGAGGTGGTGCAACTGCACCAGGAGGAGGAGGAGGAGGCGGCGCAGGCGCGCCCGGCGTGGTGATCGTTACAACCTATTTTTAATTTTTATGGCACTCATTAAACCGACTGGAGCGCACCTCAACGCAGGATCAGACAGCACGCCCGCCGCTCTCGGCACTGCTGCCGCTGGCACGTCCGTCAGCTATTCCCGCGCGGATCACGTCCACGCCATGCCATCAGCATCCGATGTGGGCGCACTCGGCGCGACAGCGTCCGCTGGCGGGGATCTCTCGGGGAGTTTTCCGAATCCAACAGTAGCAAAAATCAACGGGGCTCCCGTGGCCGCTACCGCAGCAACTAATGGGCAGGTGCTGACGTGGTCGAGCACGGCCAACACGTGGCTTCCTGGCTCAGTGCCGACGGGCGGGTCAGGTGGCGGTGGCGTGACGTTTTTTCTCAACGCAGGGACAGCAGCGCAGAGCCCCACAACCAACCTTCCTGGCACGCCCAAGGAACTGGGCCGCGTGGCCGAGGTAGCGCAGACATCCATCACGAGCGCGACATTGTCGCAGTCTGGGTACGATTTGGTTTTCGGCGCGGTGAGTGACGTGCTAGACCCAGATGTGACCCAGTGGCCTGCTGGATTATTTGATTTCAATCTGTGGGTGTCTTCAAACGCCAATAGCGCCAATCAGACGATTATTCAGCTCAAGATCTACAAGTATGATGGGGCCAACGCTCCGACGCTACTGGCAACATCGGACGATGTCAGCGTGTATGATCCGACAGTCACGGCGCAGTACATTTTGAGCGTGGTGATTCCGCAGACGACCGTGACCATCACGGATCGGATCTATATCCAGATATTAGCCAAGGCGACTGCCAACAATCGGACCGTCACGCTGAAATTTGGGGACTCCACTCCATCTCACGTTCACACGACAATCCCTTCAGTGGGTGGCTCTGGACTGGTGAAGGTCATTAACGGCGTGATGCAGTCGCCCGCGTCTCTGCTGGTAAACGCCGACGTGGACGCAGCCGCAGCCATCGCGCAGGCCAAGATCAGCGGACTGACCGCCGCGCTGGCCTCCAAGCTCACGACCTCCGACATTCAGGGACTCTCCACGACCGCAGCCGCCAATCTGGCGACCGTTGGCATCGCCGGTGTGAGCACCTACGCAGCGCGGGCAGATCACGCGCACCTGCTGCCAACACCCGCGCAGATCGGAGCACTGACGACCTCGTCTCTGATCTCGATCTCGCAAGGAGGCACAGGCGCAACCACGCAGATTGCCGCGCTGGCTTCTCTTGGGGCGCTGAGTTCGGCAGCGATCACGACCGCGCAATCTAACGTGGGCAGCTCGACGCAGATTCCCGTGCTAAGCATCGACGCCAACGGGCGAGTGACTGCGCTGAGCAGTGTGACTGCATCAGGTGGTGGCGGTGGCACGCCTGCCGACGTGCAGATATTCACGTCTAGCGGCACTTGGACAAAACCGTCTGGCGCAAAATCTGTGCATGTCCAGCTCCTTGGAGGCGGGGGTGGCGGTGGCGGAGGCCGCAGAGATCCCTCAGGATCAGGATCAATCGCAAAAGTGGGAGGCGGAGGAGGAGGAGGCGGTGGTTTTCTGAATATTACGCTTCCAGCAGACGCATTGGCATCTACCGAATCCATTACAATTGGATCAGGTGGAACTGGTGGAACAGCAGTCTCAGGTGCTACTGGCAACGGTGGAATTGGTGGAGCAGGAGGCAACACGACATTTAATTCTTTGCTGTGCCCTGGTGGAACTGGAGGTGGCTCAGGTACATCCGTCGCAGCAAGTGGTGGGATTGGAATCTTAAATGCAAACACCGGAGGCAATTCCAGCCCTACTGTTGCAGGCTCTTTTGGCAGCCCCGCTGGGTCTACATCTACCTTCATGTTTGGAGGCGCAGGAGGAGGTGGGGGCGGTGGAGTTACCGCAGCGGCAGCGGCAACTCAAGGAGGGACGGGTGGACGATCAAGCGTACTCAATCAATCAGGTGGAGCTTTTGGGACAGTGGGTACAGCAGGCAGTGCCGGCTACACCAACACTGCCGCATCCACTGGGTTGTTTGCAGTGGGATCAGGTGGTGGTGGCGGTGGTGGAGGACTAACTGTGTCAGGTGGCAATGGAGGCGCAGGAGGCTTCCCGGCAGGCGGCGGCGGTGGTGGGGGAGGTACTGAGACTGGCACAACGTCAGGCGCAGGTGGCGTCGGGGGAGCAGGGTTGGCAATTATCACGACCTATTTCTAGCATGTCCTTTCTCTCCACACTCTTACCTACCATCGGCAACCTCCTCGGAGGCCCGCTGGGCGGTGCGGCAGTCGAGGCCGTCGGCAAGGCGCTCGGGATGTCCGACGCGACCGCTGACAAGGTGCAGCGTGCGCTCACCTCTGGCAACCTCAGTGCGGATCAAATCGCCGCACTCCAAGCCGCCGACATGCAGCTCAAGACCCGCATGGCCGAGCTTGGAATCGACGCTGAGAAGATCGCCGCAGCGGATCGAGACTCGGCGCGGACGATGCAAGCCGCTACCGGTTCATGGGTGCCGCCTGCGTTGGCTCTCACGCTCACCGTCTGTTATCTGACAATCATTTGCCTGCTGCTCACGGGCGACATGAAACTCTGGAGTGATCCGACGCTGACGCTTCTCCTCGGGGGGCTCACTTCAGGTTTCACCGCTGTCCTTGGGTTCTATTTTGGGGCCGCTCACATTCAACCGACGGAGAAAAAATGAGTCTCAAGGATGAAGGCATCAACCTAGGGCTCGCCATTGCAGGGCTCTTTGGGGCTCTCATGATGATGAGCAAAACCGCCGGAATAAATCCTGCCCGTACGATCCTAAGCACGATTGGAGGCGCTGCGTCAGCCAATTACGTGACCCCGCTCATTCTCCACGTGACCAAGCTAGGCGACGACCCCACATATTCCTACGCCATCGCATTTTTGCTCGGATTCACGGGCCTTCGCGCGATTGAACTGCTGACCTCCAAGATACTTACCGATGAACCCGCTCACAGTCGCAAACGCAGCCGCTAACGTCGTCGTGGTGGTCGCAGTGACCGACATGGCCATCAGGGTATTCGGGAACAAGGAGCACCGAATTCACTCGCATCCTGGGATGCTTTGGACTCGCAAATTGGTGTCGTCCATCGTAATTTGTGGCGCGGTTTTAAACATCGCAACGCTCTCCACGCCAGCGCCTACGGAGGTGCTTCTGAATTACGGATTTGCTCTAAACTATTTATTTTCTAGCTTTTATGACCGTTTTACCAGTGCCCAGCATTCCTCCGTATCAAAAGCAGTACCTCGGAAGCAATCCGCCCGCGGGGCTGGTGGTACTCGAAAAACCAAACCGAATTCTCCCCCCAGCAGGTCAGGACGGAAGCGGGATGCCGCCTAGCACAATCACTCCTTACAGTGGGATTTACGACGAGCACGGCAGGCTTCCGGTGCCTGCATCAAATCTGACCTTCCTCGTCCATGCTTGACGACCGCCATATCTCAGACATCGCGGAGGTGAATTTCGTAAACCTCGCTGCCATCGCAGTTTCCTTCGCCGACTTCGAGCAGTGGATTCGCATTCTGCTGCTGCTGGCGTCGCTGGTGTACACCGTGATGAAAATTATCGACTGGGTTAAAAATCGCGCGAAATGAACGACTGGGAACGCTCGCTGAAATTTGTGTTGGGGCATGAGACGGTCTATGCCAAAGGCCATTACGGCCAGCTAGAATGGGCAGTGTCAGAGAACGAGGATTCTGATCCCGGTGGGCTCACGAAATACGGAATCGACCAACGCTCTCATCCCGAGGTCGATATCAACGCTCTGACCCTCGAAGAGGCGGCACTAATCTACAAGCGCGAGTACTGGGAAAAGGCACACTGCTATGAGCTCGCATGGCCGCTCAGTCAGGTGCAATTCGATGGGTCCGTTAATGTTGGCGTGGGCCAGCAAACAAAATTTCTTCAGCGGGCCGCTGGAGTGAATGCTGACGGAGCGTGGGGACCAAACACGAAACGTGCCACGATGGAGGCAGTTAACGATTTGGGTGTAAAGGCCATCGCAAAGCACGTGTGCGACCAGAAGGAGGCTTTTTATCGCAACCTTGCCGAGTCCAAACCTAAGATGGCGCGATTCCTCCAAGGCTGGCTCAACCGTCTCAACGACCTCCGAGCAGACTGCGGACTCGTATGACCCACGAAGATATTCTGGCTAAGGTTCTTGCAGACCTCGGAGAGCATTTCGAGGTGATACAGTTATTCTGTCAGGTGCATGACTCGGAAACTGACCAGACCGAAACCTGGAGCCTAGGCAGTGGCAATCATCTTGCTCGAATCCAACAGGTTGAGCAGTGGATCGAGAGGCAGGGGGACTCGTCAGAGTTGACGGAGTGAGTGGTTGGGTTAGTTTGGCGAGATGCCGAAACTAACCAAATCTCAGGCCGGAACCCTTGGGGGCAGGGTAAAATCAGACCGAAAAATCGCCGCATCCCGGCACAACGGGCTTAAGGGTGGACGCCCAAAGCGCACAAAATCAACGGGTTATGTGCAGGATAAAAAAAGTTGAAGATTTTGCTTGGGTTTCGTGGATGCTTGGGTTTTAGTGATCCCAAGCAAGGGATAACCCCGAGCAAGACACAACAACACAACACGACAATGACCGCACTTATCAACTCCACGTTTAGCGCCACCGGACTCACATTTCACTCCGCCACCAACACAGTCTGGCGAGCAGTCAGCCACAGTGTCACTGGCACCTCGCAAGTCGAGCTCGTGGGTGAGCCTGACGACATTACTGATGAAGAATGGGCAGAAATTGGCCTGTTGGAATTGGCTTAATTCCTGACACGACGCGACAATGAGCACCTCACACTACTCCCGCCCACCGCAATTCGACGTGGGCGCTGATACGGTCCGCATCACGACCGCACCACCAAACACCCGCCGACGATCCAGCACCACCGCCGCACTCTGGATGCTGGTCGGCGTCCTGCTCCTAATGGCCGATGGCCTAGCACTGGCGCACTACGCTGACGATGTTGTCGAGGCGTGCATTCTGGCAGTCCTGTGCATGCCGACGGGACTGTTCGTGATGGCCGCAGCATGGGAGGCTAGGCGATGAATAGGTGGATGATGACCTATCGGGTTGAGCACGATTTCAGGCCGTATTTGTCCTGGTTGATTGAGGCCGAGTCAGAGTCAGAGGCTCGTCTCATTTTATGCGCTCAGATGGGATTCCAATACGAGCACACGGAGGCACGACTCGCATGAGGCGCACTGCTCAACCACGACTCTCGGATTACGAGAGTTTTCCGGTAGATCAACCGTCGACATACGGCTTATTCAGCGACGTTCGACGGGCCTGCGATGCTTGGTTTCGCCGTCGTGAGGCGCAGGAAGGCCGCGAACGGTTTCGTCCATTTGCTGGCTGGACGATGGCTCCCAAGAGCGATTGGACTCCTCCACCAAAGCCTGTGAGGAAGCCTCGCCCGAAGATGAGTGACGAGGAACGCAAGGCGAAGATTGACCTTTGGCGACTCAACAATGCCGACCGGGTGAAGGCTCAGACCGCAGCACGTAATCGGCGTGCCTACGCTGAGATGACCGCTGAGCAAAAAGCAGCAAAAATCGAGGAAACCAAACGCTGGAGAGCGAAGAATCGCGAAACGTACAACGCCAGTCAGCGCGAGCTTGCGCGCAAGAAACTGGCAGCAATGACTCCAGAAGAAAGGCGTGCGCTGTATGATAAGCAGGCCGAAAGCCGCCGCAAACGGAAGGAGGCAGCACGTGAGTAGGCCGTGGGTATCCCCAGCCCATGCGGTGGCGTGCATCGAAGTGTTGCCAGTGGCTCACCAGGCTATCCTCGGGCGCATCGTCTGGTGGGACTGGTGGGGTGGCATCACCGTTGCCAATCGCATCACAGAATTCGATCACTGGCTGGCTCAACGGGCTCCGGTAGACGAGCCGCCAAAAAACGAACTCATCGCGTCAATGATGGCTCTCGGATACTCCGAGCAATCCGCCCAAAAACGTTTCAAATCAACCACAGGATATCACAACAACAGACATGACACCACGACCCTCCTCCCTTCCTAAATTATTAGCCTGCGGGCAATTTGAGTCCGCACCCGGCACCTCGGATGCCGCAGCACGCGGCACTATGCTCGACGGAGTTTTTCGCGAGTCGTTTATGAGCGGGAAGATTCCGAAAGAACTGAACGATGTGGATGCCCAGGCAGTTAAGTGGGCCATCGGTGAAATGTACAAGCTGCCCATTTTTGAACTGACCGAGACGGAGGAAAAACTCTGTCGCATCAAGGTGCCAGGCATCGAGCGCACTGGCACTGCTGACGCCGTGAACGTGCGCGGCAAGTGGATCGCTGACCTGAAATCGGGTCAGGTGTACGATTACGAAGCCCAGATGGCCGCGTACTGTCTCGGGCTGATGGCCGAGCATTTGGAGCTCGAATGGACGGCGCACCTGTTATTTTGCGACCAGCAACGCGTTGTCACGCATTATTTTACGTTCCGACAGGCCGCCGAAATCGTCCATGCCGCGCTGGACAACGTGGGCAAGCCACCAACGCCGTGCGATTACTGCGACTGGTGTACTCATGCGCTGGACTGTAAGCCGCGTGTTGAAGCTACCACCACCGCCTTAGCAACTACGGATGAGACGTTTACGATGATACTGAGCGACCCTGAGCGTCTGGGCGATTTTCTGAATCGGTGCAAAGTATTGGAAAAATTTCAAGACGCCGCAGAGGACGCAGCGCGAACAATGCTGGCCGAGGGTAAACCTGTAGCAGGTTGGCGACTCGGCAAGCCGCGCTCATCGCAATACGTGGATGCGGAGGATCTGATCACAGCCGCGCACGAAATCCCGTGGTCTATCATCATGAAGCACGTCGGGGCTATCTCTGGCCGCAAGGCCGAACAAATCTTTGCCGATGCGGGACTCGAAGTCCCCTCCGGTCTTATCAAAACCAAACAGACAACAGCACCATTGACAAAATGCAACTAGTACCCATCACCGAAATGCAGACGATGGCCGAAGCCATCGCACAATCCGGGCTCTTCGGGATCAAAACGCCGACCCAGGCACTGGCACTCGGACTCCTGTGCCAAGCCGAGGGACGCCACCCCGCTGAGGCAGCACGCGACTACCACATCATCCAAGGCCGCCCCACACTCAAGGCCGACGCAATGCTCGCACGATTTCAGCAGGCCGGTGGCCGCGTCGAATGGACTCGATACGATGACGAGGCCGTCGTAGGTGTGTTTTCGCACCCGAGCGGAGGAAAAATCACGATAGACTGGACAATTGAACGCGCGAAGGCCGCTGGGCTCGCATCCAAGGAGGTCTGGAAGCAATACCCGCGCAATATGCTGCGGTCCCGAGTGATCTCCGAGGCGATTCGTACCGTATACCCTGGCGTCCTGTCCGGCTGCTATCTGGAGGACGAAATCCCAGAGTCCGTCACGGTGAAATCCGAGCCGGTCGCAGCACTGCCAGAGCCGTACCCGATTGAGTCGTGGATTCAAGCGATCCAGAAAACTGACACGCTGGACGGACTACGTGAAGTGTGGTCCGCCGCGATTAAAGGCAACCCATTTCCCGCCGATCTCGGAAGGCTAATCGAAGCGAAGGACGCAAAGAAAAAAGAACTCTCCCATGATTAAATACACCCCAACTCACTCCCAAGGCCGACTCGAAGCCGGCGAACATCTCTGCCGCGTGTTGCAAGCCAGCGAAGGAGTCTCGCTCAAAGGCGACCAGACCATTGAGCTGGAACTCGCCGTTGGTCGTGAAGGCAGTCACACGATGCGCGACACGCTCTATAACTCCGAGCGGGCCGCGTGGAGGATCACCCAGGCGCGTGCGTGCTTTGGGTTCGACGATGCCATCGGGTCACAGATTGAGTTTGCTGCCGCTGACCTGGTTGGATGCACTGGGACAATTCTGATTGAATTGGGAGAGCCGAAGAAGAGTGGCAAGCATGAAGGCAAGCAGTTTCTTGAGGTGAAGAAATACCTGCCACGCGATCATGCAGCGGAGGACGCAGCAGTCGAAGTGCAGGACAACATCCCATTCTAAACGCAGCACGGGGGCCGCGCATCCATCACACGCGGAAATACTTATGATGACAACCGAACTTATCAAAACACTCCGACAAATGCAGGTATTGGGACCAGTATCTCAGGCTTGGGTCAACGAAGCCGCAAACAGATTGTACGACTTGCAACTCGAACTTGACGAAGCCCGCGCTGAGGTGGAGCGGTTGAAGGGATGGAATGCGAATCAAACTGAAATGATTCAAGCCATGCGGGATGGGGTTATTCGCCAAGAACCCTCGCGTCTGGAGATTGCGGCGATGTTTTTTCAGGGGATGAGAGCATCCGGGTACATTTGGGGCGACCCAGAAAAAGTCGCACTGGACGATGCTGACAAGTTGATTAAGCAAGCAAAGGATTCCAAATGATCGAATGCATGATTGGGATTTGCATCATTCTGATTTTGTTATCAGTAACAATATTGATGATGTGCATGGCTCTCCATGTTTTGCAGGACATTTTGAAGAATTTTAAACGCTGAAAAATGATCCTTCGCGACTATCAACAGTCTGCCATTGCAGGCGTGCGCGAGGCGTTCGCAGCGGGCCACAACCGTGTGCTATTGGTCGCCCCCACTGGCGCAGGCAAGACCGTTATGTTTTCGCACCTGGCCGGGTCCATCGCAGCACGCGGGCAACGGGTGCTTCTCATGGCGCATCGGGACGAACTGCTGGACCAGATTGGGCGCACGCTGGCGCAGTTTGGCATTCGTCATGGATTCATCGCCGCGCGCAGGCCGCTGAATTTAGAGGTGGCGGTGCAGGTCGCTGGCGTGCACACGCTAAAAAACCGCGCGTCACGGCTGGCATGGCGACCAGACTGGATCATCTGTGACGAGGCGCACCACGCGACCGCTGGCAGCTGGGCAACGATCATCAAAGCCTACCCACATGCCCGCGTCCTCGGCGTGACCGCCACCCCAGAGCGGCTGGATGGCAAGGGGTTGGGCAACGTATTCGAGGCGATGGTGCGCGGACCCGAGGTCGCTGACCTTATCCAGCGTGGGTTTCTCTCACCTACCCGATATTACTGCCCGCTCACGGTAAATACGGACGGGCTGCATCTTCGAATGGGAGATTATCGTGCCGGCGAAGTGAACTTGTTGATGCATAACCCTCAAATCACCGGAGAGGCTGTAAACTGGTATCGTAAGCTGTGCAACGGAGCGCCAGCGGTGGCATTCTGTGCGTCTATTCGCCACAGTGAGCACGTCGCTGAGACGTTCCGTGCCGCTGGCTATCGGTGGACCTCACTGGACTCTACGATGACGCCCGAGGCACGCAGAGCCGCCGTCGTGGGGCTGGGAAATGGGAGCCTGCATGGCATCAGCTCGTGCGACATCATCAGCGAAGGCTTCGACTTGCCAATCGTCAGCGCGGCCATTCTACTGCGTCCAACGGCGTCACTGGGGCTGTACCTCCAGCAAATCGGGCGTGTCCTGCGTATCGCGCCAGGAAAGCAGCACGCGACAATCATCGACCACGTGGGCAACTGCGGCAGTATTCGCGACGGCGCGTGGGTGGGAAAACACGGATTTGCGGAGGACATTCGTGAATGGAGTTTAGAGGGCCGGATGAAGAAAAAAGGTGCTGCGCCGGTGCGACTGTGCGACTCGTGTTTTGCCGTGATTCCCATGGGTTCACAAGAATGTCCCCACTGTGGAACTGATTTAATGAAAAAAAAGCGGGATGAAATGGTCCAAGCCGATGGCGATTTAGAAGAGGTGGACAGAAACGCGCTAAAAATAGATGACGATTGCAATCAACAGGTGCGGCTCATTAAGGACACCGAGGCGATGATGAAACGCGCCAAGACACTGGAGGACTGGCAGCGCATCGCCAAGCTGCGGGGGTACAACCAAGGCTGGGCATGGCACCGGCACAATCAGAGGACACAAAAAACCACTTACAAACTGACGACGAAATGAAAGACCGAGAAATAAACGTGGAGATCGCAATCACTCAAGGATGGCAGCCAAAGGAAATGGCTCCAAATGGAGAGCGGTGGTTATTTTGGCGCACTCGAAAGAACATGATCATCGAGAGCCAACTAGAGCCTCCAAACTACTGTACCGACCTCAACGCAATGCATGAGGCGGAGAAGACGCTGAAAGGAATGGAACTTTATGAGTATATCGCTCAATTATTTGACTTATGCTATGAAGCAACTATTGCCACCGCCCGCCAACGCGCAGAGGCGTTTCTGAGGACGCTGGGCAAATGGGAGGAGGGGGAATGACCGAATCCGAAATCCAAGCCGCCGTGATGCGCAAACTCGGGAGCAGACCCGACACGCGAGTATTCCGAAACCACTGCGGGAGCGTGCAGGATAAGGCAGGCCGGTGGCACACATTTGGGCTGGCTAAGGGAAGCGCCGACCTCATCGGCTGGCAGTCCATCGAGATCACCGCTGATATGGTGGGCCAGCGCATCGCTCAGTTTCTCAGCGTCGAGGTTAAATCCGCAACCGGGCGCGTGCGACCGGAGCAGGAAGCCTGGGCACGGACGGTGAACGAACACGGTGGACGCGCGGTGGTGGTACGCAGCACAGACGACTTATGACAACACGACTAGACTTCAGCGCAATCAACGAACAACTCCTAAGCAACTACCTTTCCACCCTCCAACAGTGGTTCCCCAATGGCCAAAAACTCGGCGCTGAGTGGTGCGTGGGCTCCCTGTCCGGGGAGCGTGGGAAATCGCTGAAAATCCACGTCCGAAAGGGCGTTTGGAAGGACTTCAGCTCCGGCGATGGAGGCTCCGACCCCGTGAGCCTATACGCAGCAATCCACGGCATCACGCAGGCTGAAGCCGCGCGCAGGCTGGACAACGCCGCGCCGGTGGCCATCACGCCAGCAGTGACCGATGACGACGGGTTCACGCCGATCACCGACCCGCCTGACGACCTGCCAGACGCGGGCATCACGCATGGGCAGCGGTACACCTACCAGACGCAAGACAGACGCGTCCTCGGGTTTGTGGTGCGCACTGATGGGCCGCAAGGCAAAACGTACAGACCGCGCACGCCGTGGCGGGATGCCGACGGGCAGATTGTTTGGAGATGGAAGGGATTCACATGCCCGCGTCCGCTGTACGGACAACAACTCCTCAGCGCATACCAGCATGCCGTCGTGGCAATCGTGGAAGGGGAGAAATGCGCCGACATTCTAGCGCGCGCGATACCCGGCACGCCGGTGCTGACGTGGCCTGGTGGCGCTGGAGGTGTCGATCACGTGGACTGGACGCCGCTCCGAGGCCGTCGAGTAGTGCTGTGGCCCGACGCTGACGAACCAGGGCGAAAGGCCATGGCCCGCGTGGGGGCGATTCTGACGGGGCTCGGATGCGCCGTGAAAACCGTGACGCTTGGGGACGTCCCCTCGGGGTGGGACGTGGCCGATGCCGTGGAGGACGATTGGACGCTGGAGGATATCACCGCACTGCTGGCAGGAGCGCGTCCGTATGCCGAGGAGGCTCCCATCGTGGCCCGCACAGTGACCACCACGCAGGCCGCACGAACGCCTGCGGGTGAGGCAGTCCAACGAGTGGAGGTGCGCGAGGAGTTCGGGCCGGTACCGAGGGCTGATCACGCTCGGTATGGGTTGAAGATCGGCGCAGGTGGCAAATACGTGCCATGTCTGGACTCGCTCTGTCGAATCATGGAACTGCACGATTACTGGCGCGGACACATCTGGTGGGACTCCTTCTTGGAGCGCGTGCAGACCGACGTCTGGGGCGAGGTGGAGCCGTGGACTGATCAGCACGCGTCCAAGGCGTGCCGGTGGATGCAATCCGTGTTCGAGCTCCCTACAGCGTCGACCGACCGCGTGCATGAGGCTGCGATGTCCGTCGCGCGGGACAATCGGCGCAACGTCGTCACCGAATGGCTGGAGTCGCTTACGTGGGATGGTGTCCCGCGCATGGTGGACCTGATGCCGACTGGATTTGGGGCAGGGCCAGATCCTTACCATCGGCGCGTGGGAGAATGCTGGCTGCTGTCCCTCGTGGCGCGAGTTATGCAGCCAGGGTGCAAGGTGGACACGATGCCGGTGTTTGAGGGCTCGCAGGGGCTCGGGAAGTCCTCCGCGCTGGCAACCCTCGGAGGCGAGTGGTTCGGGGAGTGTCACGAGGATTTTGGGAGCAAAGATTTCGTGCTCAGCTTAAAGGGCAAATGGCTCATTGAGGTGGCTGAAATGCACTCATTTCGTCGTCAGGACGTGGACCGCTTGAAGGGTATTATGTCCACCCGTATTGACCGCGTGCGCGTACCCTACGGGCGGATGACCGAGGAGCACCCGCGCCAGTCCGTGTTCGCGGGCACAACCAACCGGGACGACTGGCAGGCTGACGATACGGGAGCACGCCGATTCTGGCCGGTTCGATGTGGGTTCCTGGACCTCAAATGGCTGACTGATTGTCGCGAGCAGCTATTTGCCGAGGCCCTCCGCAGGTATCAGGAAGGCGAGAACTGGTGGAGTGTGCCTACCGAGGCCGCCGCAGCAGCAGCAGACGAACGCAGGCCCGAGGACCCGTGGGAGGCAGTGCTCGCCGATCACCTGGAGCCGACGCGAACCTATTCATCGCGGGAGCTTATGAATCACCCGCTTCAGATCGACACCGAGCATCAGTCGCAGGCAACAGCGGCACGCGTCGGGCGTGTCCTCCGTCGTCTTGGTTGGGTTCGGTTTGAGGTGCGCGGAGCCAACGGGAACGAAAAACGCTGGAAACTCGCCTAAATGTTTCCGATGTTTCCGATCTGTTTCCGATCCTGTTTCCGCAATTCCCTCTGTGTTTCCGATGTTTCCTCTATTTTTATAAACATTTAATTTATAGGTACTGTAGGGAACGATGGACGCCCGCGAGGCCCACGTGGCAACTGTTAGAGTTTGCGGAAACAGCGGAAACATCGGAAACACGGAAACAGAACCCAACCAAAACCATGAGCAAAATCCAATCAATCATCCACGATCTGCGCGTCCTTAAGGCGGTTCACCCCGAGGCGCACGGGAGAGTGCTGCTCACTGCGGCGGACATCATCGAGCAGGCCGAGTGGATCATTGCCAACGCAGAGCCGGCGCCTGACATCTACGTTGACCCAGAACGCCGAGGTCAATGGC